GTCTGGTGCAACGGCAGCGGTGCTCACCGGCTTCAACTTCGTACGCGACGGATGGCAGACGGCCGACGATGGATCGACGGTCCTGCGGGTCTCCGGAGACGCACGAGTGGAAATCCCTTATCAGATCTTCGGGACAGACTTCCGGACGTCCGGGAAGACTGTCGAGATCGAATTCGCCACCAGGAACGTCCTGGATTACAACGCGGTGGTCCTCTCCTGCATGTCGGGAGACAGGGGACTGCAGATGACAGCACAGCGGGCCGACCTGAAATCGGAACAGTCCCAGCTCTTCACCCAGTATAAGGAAGGAGAACACATCCGCCTGTCCTTCGTAGTTGAGAAGAAATCAGAGGACCGTCTCGTACTGGTCTATGTCAACGGAGCTGCATCCGGCGTGGTCCAGTATCCGCAGGACGATGACTTCTCCCAGCAGACACCTGTCGGAATCAGCATCGGATCCAACCAGTGCACCATAGACATCTACAATATCCGCGTCTACGACAACGACCTTACACGCTACCAGGTACTCGACAACTGGATCGCGGACGCACAGAGCGGCGCGGAGATGCTGGACCGTTTCACCCACAACAACATCTACGACGAGTATGGAAATGTTGTGATCGCCAAGCTCCCTGCAGATCTTCCTTATATGGTCATCGAGTGCGACGAGCTCCCGCAGTACAAGGGAGACAAGAAGAAGGTATCCGGCTACTACACAGATCCGCTCCATCCGGCGAAGTCCTTCACATTCACGGGGTGCCAGGCAAATGTCCAGGGTACTTCCTCCGCACCTTACGCAAGGAAGAACTACGATATGCAGTTCAAGGCAGGATTCGAAATGAACGACTCAGGTCATGCGGATGATTATGAGCTGGCAGAGGGTGTCATCGCTTTCAACAGGTTTGTTCTCAAAGCAGATGTCGCATCCTCTGAATCGGCAAACAACACCCGCCTCGTCCGGATCTACAACGAGGCCTGCCCCTACAAGATCCCGGAGATGGCAACGGATCCGCGCGTACGCTGGGGAATCTACGGCATGCCGATCGCGCTTTTCTGGCACGATACCGTTTCCGACACGGTAAGCCTCCTCGGCAAGTACAATTTCAACCTGCCCAAGAGAGCGCCGGCACCCTACGGATACGCAGTCTAAACGAAAGGAGAAAACATGGCAGCATACGACGAAAGCTGGGAATTTCAGAACAATACCTCCAACAGGATGCTGTTCAAATCCGACGATTTCGACGAGATGTACACGGATCCGGAGACTGGAGACGTGTATCCCGCGTGGAAGAACGACTTCGAGGCGAGATTCCCGGATGACAGTTACGAGGATATAACTCAGCTGAAGACCTTTGTCAGCTGGGTGGTCTCCACGGACCGCGACCAGGCGACCGGCACGGAGCTGCCGGCGCCCGTGACATACGGAGAGACCGAATACACGAACGACACTGCAGACTACCGCCTTGCCAAATTCAAAGCGGAGTTTGCGGACTATGCAGAGACGGAGTCCTTTATCTTCTACTACATCTTCACCGAACTTTTCCTCATGGTCGACTCCCGTGCGAAGAACTTCTTCCTGGGCTTCCATGGATCCGAGTGCAGCGTCGAGGGGATGCGGAGAAAAGCCGTCGCGGAGCCTTACGACATGGACACGGCGCTCGGGACGAACAACGAAGGCTCGCTCGTCTTCTCGTACGACCTGGAAGATACGGACCACCTGGAAGGCGGCGCGGATATCTTCAACGGCCAGACCTCTGTACTTTGGTGCAATCTCCGCGACACCCACCGCGCAGAGATCAGCCAGATGTACAAGACACTGCGCTCGAACGGCGTCCTGGCTTACAGCAATGTAGAGAACCAGTTCGAGGAGCATCAGTCCAAATGGCCGGAGGCCCTCCTCAACGAGGACTCCTGGTTTAAATACATCATGCCGCTCACATCGCCGGATGTCGGCAAGGAGCCGACCGCGGTCTATCTGCCCATGATGCAGGGTCCGAAGAAAGAGCAGAGAAAGTGGTGGCTCTATAACCGCTTCCAGTACGAGGACTCCAAATACAACGCGGGTGACGCGCTGAACGAGGTGATCCAGCTGCGTGGATATGCGAAGGATGACATAACCGTCACACCATACGCATCCATCTATCCAACGGTCAAATACGGCTCCTATCTCGTGCAGAAGAGAGGATCCGCAGGAAAACCGACAACACTTGAATGCCCTGTAACGACCCTGAACGATACGGAGATCTACATCTACTCCGCAAGACAGGTCGCCTCGATCGGCGACGTCTCCGGCCTGAAGGTAGGCTTTGCGGATTTCTCCATGGCCACACACCTGCAGGAGATCAAGGTCGGCGATGCATCCGAGAACTACCAGAACGGTAACCTCAACGACCTGACGCTCGGAAGCAACGCCCTGCTTCGGAAGATTGACGCCAGGAACTGCACGACACTCGGAACCGGCAAGCAGAAGTCGGTGGACATGTCCGGATGCGAGATCATCGAGGAAGCATACTTCGACGGAACAAAGATCCAGGGCCTGACACTCCCTGTCGGCGGCGTTCTGAAAAAGCTCCACCTTCCCGACACGATGACCAACATCACAATCAGGAATCAGCGTCTGCTCTCAGAATTCGTCTGCGCAGGCTACTCGAACATCACGACGCTCCGCCTGGAGAACAACTCCTCTGCAATCGACGAAAGGGCCATCCTCCACGCGATCCCGTCCGGCGCCAGAGTGAGGCTGGTAGGATTCTACTGGGAGTGCACAGGGAGCGAAGAGATTGAAGGGCTCCTTGATCTGCTCGACACCATGCGCGGCCTGGACGAGAGCGGAAACAATGTGGAGAAGGCGCAGGTCTCTGGCACGATCCACACCGCATCACTCACCGGCGCCCAGGTGGCGTCCTACAACGAGAGATATCCTTTTATCGCTATCGTCGCAGACTCCGTCCTGTCCTACAGGACATATGCAGACTGGGACGAGACCGTGATCAAAGTTGTCGAGTGCCATGACGGCGTGCCGCAGGAAGCAGCGCCCACCGGCCTCACGAGAGCCAACAGCACAGACGGCCACTACAGCTACACCTTTACAGGATGGGCACTGGAACCGGATGCTCAGGCAGCGGATCCGTCGGCCCTGGACAACATCATCGCCGACCGCACCGTCTACGCAGCATACACATGGAACGTCAGGGCATACACGGTCACATGGAACAACTCCAACGGCAGCCTTCTGGAGAAAGACGAGAACGTCCCGTGGGGCACAACGCCGACCTACAACGGATCGACTCCGCAGAACCCTTCCGGATCGGCGCCGTTCACAAAGTGGACGCCGGACATTGCAAAGGTCACAGGAAACGTGACATACACGGCATCCTACACACCGGTCTGGAAGGTTTACTTCTACCTCGACAGCACGCACCTGGATGCGACCGTAGACGTGCTTGACGGCGGAACTGCGGTTTATCCGAACGGCACGCCCGCACATCCGACGGATCCGGACAGCTACGAGTTCACTGGATGGTCTCCCACCCCCACGAATGTGCGCGGGAACCTCTCCGTATATGCGCAGTGGAAGAGGACCGCAGCAAAATGGGAAGACCCTGGCTTCGATGTCACCGGAGCATATGCAGTGCAGTGGCATTACGGTCTCGAAATGCCGCAGCTGTCCAGAGGCGGAGCTGCAGCGGCGTTCTCAAGTCCTTCACCGGCAGAGGGGACCAGCGGCAGCGGTTCATCTCCGTTTGACAATATTGCGCCGTGGAGCGGGATGGAGATCTATGTCGATGTCAATGGGACGCCTCAGAAATACACTGCGGGAATGAACCTGACAGAGAACGACATTCTGGTAAAGATCCCGGAATTCTACTACAAGGCGGAAAAAGACACAACGAAGCAGATGTGGACATGGGCAGTCTCGCCTACCGCAAAGACCGGATACGAGAAACATCCCGGATCCGGCAGATACGTGGGACGCTATCACACAGGCGGTTCGTCCTCCGGAGTATATTCCAGATCAGGCGTCTCCCCGCTGGTAAGCACATCACAGACAGACTTCCGCAAATACTCCGCAAACAAGGGGACAGGGTGGCACATGATGGACCTGGCTACATGGTCAGCGATCCAGCTTCTCTACCTCGTAGAATTTGCTGACTTCGATTCACAGACGGTTCTTGGAAACGGCTGGAGCACAGGCTCAATCGGCACCATGGGCGGAACGGACTCCGCGACCTACCACACCGTCAAAGCGACCGGCGCCCATAACCAGTACAGATGGATTGAGGACCCTTTCTCGAATTGCTACGACTGGATCGACGGATTCCTCGGAAGCAACAGCACCGACACATACGCGGCAGCGAAAGATTCCTACGCAGGAGGAACCGGAGATCTTACGGCACTCGGGTTCAAACTGCCGTCTTCCGGAGCGATCCGCGGGTTTGGCTACAGCGCTGCGGCACCGTGGGCGTTCATCCCGGATACTGCAAGCGGAAAAGATTACACGACTTACGTCTGCGACCGCGTCCGCTCGGACAGCTCGCTCTACCCGGCCTATGTCGGTGGCCTC